ACAGGTAATAGTAAAGACCAAATTAATAGATTTCCTGCTGTATTCAATACAGCTGGCGACTACAAGGCAACACTAAAATATTTTCTTGACACTAGAAAATGTACAGATGTTGCAGAGTTTAGTCCTACTTTGGTTAAGTTTTTTAAAGAAGTAATTAATAAGTATATGCATGTTGGTCAAATATATGTAACACGACTAGAAGGTGGTGGTGTGATTACTGAACACAATGATGTTCCAGAGGACACTAAACATTTATTAGGTGGTGAACAAGTACATATGTTTGATATGTTAAATACTTTTAATTTGTGTTTAAATCATGTTCAATCGTGTTATAGTGTATTTGATAACAAAGTTATGCCAGCCTATGACGGTTGCTTGAGATGGACAAATGTTGGAAAGAAACATTGGGTAGTAAACATGAATAGAAATCCACAATACCAGATTATATGGCAAGGAATATACAAAAAAGATTTTAGACGATTAGTAATGGAGAATAAATAGTAATATGACAATAACAAACAATCATACATACTTTGTTTTAGACACAGTATTTCAAAATAGACATAAAGAATTATTTGATTTTTTTGAAGGCCAAGGTGCTGATATTGAAATCAATGAAGACTTTGCTGGTTTAAAAACAATATTGACAAGTAAAGATAAAGACGATTACCCTTATGATTTCGACCCAGCATTTGAAAGTAATTTAGATAATGCGAAAGGGTTTGTTTTACATTTAAAAATTGATGGTGAAGTTGTTGCCACATATGCAGCCAAAAAACTAGCTATACCTACATTTGTTGACGCAATGAAAGAAAAGTTTAGTGGTACATATGAAGATGTATCTGATATGTCTGGTCAGTCAGCATATAGTTCATGTCAATGGGTTTCAAAAGACCACAGAGGTAAAAAACTAGGTAGAATTTTAGACCATTTAAAAAAACATATTTGTTTTGATTTAATGAAATGTACTAATAACTATGCAATTCATAAAGAAGTATTAGCAGATTATCATACTGAACATCTTGGTTATAACACAACTCAGAAATTAGCGTTGATACCAAATGGTGATGTGGGTGGTGCTGGTGAAGTGATAGACAAGATATATAATTTGACTTATACAACTGCTACAGAATGGACAAATAAACAAAGTGACATTAAAGCATTATACTCTTAGACCTACTGAATTAGATTCCAAACACATATCTCAAATACATAAAATAATCAAACAGGTTATTTCTAATAAAAGAGATGAATATTGGAAAAACTATGAAGACTATTCTGTGTATGGTCAGACAGCAATTACAATAGGATTAATTGACGAAGATGTAAAAACATTTTCATCAATTTACACCAGAGATTTTTATGGTGACGGTGTTTATAGAATTATGAACAGATGGTTAATTGATGATGAGATACGAGAAACTGGTGGTTCAAAGACTTATGGTGGTGAACATAGATTTTTTGATATGATACATCAACAGATAGAGTATGTTAAATCATTAAATCCATCATTTTACTTCATGTCAAGACAGAGAAAAAATACAAAATGGCTTAGATGGTATTTTGATAGATTTAATAAACAATATGATACAGATTTAGTGGTATCTGATAAACAATATATGGTATGTAATGGTTCTGAATACGATTGTTCTCAGACATTAATATATCCTAAAGATAAAATAGTACCGTTTAAATCGTATAAATAGTATAATAGGAGATAATTATGAATACAGTAATGATTGATGGCAAAGAGTTTGATGTCGCAAAATTGAGTCCAGAATTACAAAACTACCTTGTAGTAAGACAAGAAATTCAGGCCTCTAAAGTAAGACATAATCTTGAGCTAGAAAAAATCGAGGTGTTAACAGCACATTATAACACAAAAATTGCAGAATTAGTAAAAAAAGAAATACCAGAAGAGAAGAAATAGATGGCCGCAATAGCAAATTTGACAGTAGACCAAGGTACAAGTTTTACCTCAGATGTAACGGTAAAAGACGCAAATGGTAACGCATTTGACTTAACAGGATATACTGCTAATGCTAAGATGGCTAAAGGCTTCGCCTCTACTCGTACAAGAACGACAATAACCACAACGGTAGCCGCTGACGCAACTACAGGTGTTGTCACACTTTCTCTATCATCAACAGTTTCGGCTGCTCTTGACGCAGAAAGATATGTGTACGATTTAGAAATTACTCAGACCTCTAGTGGCAATGTCACAAGGGTTATCGAAGGTATTATTACGGTACGACCACAAGTATCTATCTAATTCAACTCTTTTTTGTTATAAATATACACAAGGAGAGAAATAATGCCTGATATTACAGCAAGAATTAATGTAAATACATCACAAGGACCACAACAGGTATCTGTTGCGTTACCCTCTGCTCAGGCGGCAGCAAATAATTCTCTACAATTGAAGTTGTTAGGAGATGTTGACACAACTGACTTAAATGATGGTGCAATATTACAATATAGGTCAAGTGACGCAAAGTTTGTAACTACAAATGAAATTGTAACTACATCCGGAACTTTGACCATAAACGCAGGAGCATTTTAGGAGTTTTAGATGGCAACAGTAATTCAGATAAAAAGAAGTTCAGCAACGGCAGCCCCGAGCACGCTGAAACTTGGTGAATTAGCATATACACATGGAGAGGGTTCACAAACAAATCTAGGAGATAGATTATTTATTGGTGAGGGTGGCGTTGACGGAAACGGTGACGCAAATAATGTAACAGTAATTGGCGGTCAGTATTTTTCTGATATGTTAGACCATGTTGCTGGTACACTAACAGGAAGTTCAGCTGTCGTAGCAGACGCAAACTTAGCTTTAGACCAATTTATTGTAGGTAATTCAGCTACTGCCGGTGGTACAGTAAAATTTAACGAAGGAACAAATAACGGTACAAACTTTATAGGTTTACAAGCTCCAGCTGCCGTTACAGCTTCAAAAACATTTGTCTTACCTGACGGTGATGGTACAGCAGGACAATTCTTAAAAACAGATGGTTCAGGTAATTTAGATTTCGCAACTGTTAATCAGTTTATTGATTTAGCTGGTGACACAGGAACAGATACATACAATACTGCTGAAACACTTACCTTTGCAGGTACAGGTGGTTTAGTTCAGACTGTAACAGACAACACAGTAACAGTTACAGCAACAGCATTAACAAATTCAAACTTATCAGGTAGTGCGGCTATATCAAATGCAAACTTAGCCAACCCGACAACTACTTTAGGTTCATCTACATTAACATTAGGTGCAGCTACAACAGACATTGCAGGTTTAACTTCTCTAGTTATTGACAGTATTACTATTAATGGTTCTACAATGTCAACAACTGCTAGTAATACAGATATTACTTTCTCTCCTCATGGCACAGGTACAGTAAAAGTACCAAGTGGTTATGAAGATAGAGCAGGATTTACAACTGACTCATTAGCAAACAAAGCTTATGTTGACCAAGTCGCACAAGGTTTAGATACTAAACCATCTTGTAGAGTTGGTACAACAGCAAACTTATCAGCAACTTATTCAAACGGTACTGCTGGTGTTGGTGCAACATTAACAAACTCTGGTACACAAGCTGCATTATCAATTGATGGTGTAACTATGGTAGCAGCTGATAGAGTTTTAATTAAAGACCAAACAACAGCCGCTCAAAACGGTATCTATGTAGTAACTACAGTTGGTGATGGTTCATCAAATTGGGTATTAACAAGAGCAACTCCGGAAGACCAACCATCAGAATTATCAGGTGGCGCTTTCGTATTTGTAGAACAAGGTACTGCTAACGCAAACAACGGTTATGTATTTACTCACACAGGTAATCCAACATTTGGTACAACTGCTTTAGATGTAGCACAATTCTCAGGCGCAGGTCAAATTACTGCTGGTGCAGCTTTGACTAAATCTGGTAATCAAATGGATGTTGCAGTTGATGATAGTTCAGTAGAAGTAAACGCAGACGCATTAAGAGTAAAAGCATTAGGTATTACTAACTCTATGTTAGCAGGTAGTATTGACGGTGCAAAGATAGAAAACTTTACTTTTACAGACGAAAGTTCTACACAAGGTGCAGTTCAAATAGGTAACCCTATGGAGTTTTTAGCAGGTGAGGGTTTAAACACAACTGCTTCAGGCAATAAATTAACAATTGCTGGAGAATTAGCAAGTTCATCAAACATTGGTGTGGCTAAATTTCATTCAGATAATTTTTTGGTTTCATCTGGTGATGTGACCATAACAACAGTTGACGGAGGTTCATTCTAATGAAACTATGGACAAAAATTAAAAACTTAATTACAAGACCTTATATGAAACCATTGGTTTTAAAAAAGAAATGGGAAATAGATTTAAAAGGTTTAAAAGATAAAACAAAAAAAGAATTAGAAAAATTAGGTAGAAAAGTCGGTGTTGAATTAGACAGACGACTAACTAAAGATAAATTAATAAAAAAAATTAAGAAACATATTAAATAATGGCAACAGTAATAAAACCAAAAAGAAGTGAAGTAGCACTTTCTGTTCCAGCAGCTAACTCATTAGCAGTTGGCGAGTTGGCAATGAATGTTACAGACGGTAAGTTTTATACAAAAACAACAGGTAATGTTGTTAAAGAAGTTGGTGGTGCAGGTGCAGTTACTTTACAAAGTGTTGTAACTTCAGGTGCAACAAGTAACCAAGATATAACTTTAGACGGTGCAAATTTAGTTTTTGAAGGTTATCAAGCAAACGCATTTGAAACAACTTTAACTGCTGTTGAACCAACTACCGATAATACTGTAAGTTTACCAAATTCTTCAGGTACTTTAGCCATGGATGGTGACGCTTTGGCATACGGAATAGTTTTCGGAGGATAATAAATGGCGAGTACATTTAAAAATGCTGGTGCAACATTAACAACAACCGACTCTGGTGCGTTATACACAGCACCTGGTTCAGGTCAAGCCGTAATTCATGCTTTATATATTACAAATAAATCAAATGCAAATAACGGATTTGTTGATGTAAAAGTTACGACAGACGGCGGTTCAACATTTTTTCATGTAGCTAAAAAAATACAAATAACGAACAATCAAAATTTAATGGTATTCGTAGAACACCAGATGGTATGTTATATCTAACATCAATAGACCCTAATACTGATAGTGATTCTATTCAGTATTCAA